CGCTAAGAATATGCCTTACGCCGCTCTATGGATAGATAGAGAGTTCAAGACAATAGTCCGGGAGAAGGGGTATAATGAGTTCCCATTCCACGGGACCAGATTCTCCAAGATGAAACTCTCCCCTTATGGCGCATCCCCGGTAATGAATATATTACCTGATATTAAAATGCTTAATCAGCTTGAAAAGACTAACATCCTAGGCGCTCAGTTCTCTATCCTACCACCACTTGAAATCCCAGATGAGGCGTTCTTAAAACCTTACAACTTCAATCCCGGTGGAAAGAATTTAAAAAACAGTGGTTATCCTAATGAACACATCACCCCTATTAACACAGGGGCTAATGTCTATCTAGGACTAGAATATGTGAAATACAAACAAGAGGCAGTACAAAAAGCCTTATACAATGATTTATTTATCCTATTCCAACAAGTAGGCAAGATGACAGCCTTTGAAGTCAATGTCCGTAACAACCAGAGAATGCAACTCTTAGGTTCGGCAATAGGTAATATAATGCGAGAGAAGTTAAGCCCGGTTATAGAAAGAGCTTACTCAATCCTTGCTCGTAGCAACCGTTTACCTCCCTTACCACCTTCATTACAGGGTGAGGATTATCAAATAGAATACTTATCACCTCTAGCCAGAGCCCAGAAGTCCTTAGAGTTACAGAACTTCACCCAAGCCTTTGAGATTATAGCTGGTCTAGGACAGGTTAAACCAGAGGTATTTGATAAGATAGACTTCGATGCAACAGTTGACTACATCGCACAACTTACTTACACTAACCCGAAAGTTATCCGCGATGACCAAGAAGTTGCTGATATCCGAGAAGGTAGAGCAGAACAACAACAGATGATGGCTCAGCTGGAAATGGTGAAATCTGGTACAGAAACAGTTAGAGAAGGAGCAGCCGCCGATAAAGATTTAGCTATGGCAGAAGCAGCAGGTAAAGAAGGGTGACCAAATGATAGATTTTACAAGAAAAAACAAAGCACACGAAAAGGAATTAGTAGCCTCTATCACTGAGAACCAGAATGTCTATCACAGAGTTTTTGACGGGGAAGAGGGACAGAAGGTCTTAAACGACCTAAAGAGGCGTTGCTTCGTAGAGGTAACTACTTACGACCCTGACCCGGTTAAAATGGCAATGAACGAAGGTAGAAGAAGTATCTATGTATATATTACAAACCTTCTCAACCGAGAAGTAGACGATATAGTGGAGGGGTTGAAATGAGGGTGTTAGTAGGAGCTTTCACAGAAAACGCTGAGTTAATAAGAGAGAACTTCCACACAGCAATAGTTTGTTTAAGAGACGGGAATTACATTAAGAGACACAAAAGAAGAGATTTCGTGGACTTTGATATGGATAAGAAAGATAGGATAAAACCTATATCCGATATAGACCTATCTAAAGTCCCTAAGAATAGATGGAGTTCAGTATTTAAAAAAGCATGGGCAACCCTTGTCCAACCGATTGGGCAACAGGGGTCCGAAGGAGTGAAGTAAAATGCCGTTAAGTTTAGAAGGATTACCACAGGAAATGATTGACAGTATCCCAAAGGAAGCGTTAGAGCATGCAAGTATGGCAGGGTATAACAACGTTGGAGATTTGATTAAAGGTCATAACGAACTAGCTGGAAAAACCCAGAACCCAGAATGGACATCAGGTTTAGACGATAGCCAGAAAGCTACATTAGCAGCAAAGGGTTGGAAGATGCCCGGTGATGTTATGAAGGGTTATTCTGAAATAGAGAAATATATGGGGCACGATAAAATCCCCGCCCCTCGTAAGAACTCAGACGGTACTTACGCAGACGGTGAATTAGACAGAGTCCTTGGAGCTTTAGGCGCTCCCAAAGATGCTAATGATTATAAGACAAGCGAGAATTTTAAACTCCCTGACGGTGTAGGATTAGACCCTCAGTTTGTAGCAGGGTTCAAAGCTGAATGTAAGAAGGCAGGAATGCTACCTCATCAGTTTAGTTTCGTAATGGATAAACTAGCAAGCACTCTTAATGACGGACAGCAACAGACAACCACTGCTAAGAATAAAGCGTCAGAAGATGCCTCAATGGCTTTAAGAAGTAAATGGGGTGCTGCTTATGACCAGAATGTAGCACTAGCAAATAAGGTATTAAACACCTTTGGAGATAAGGAACAAGGGAAAGCAATAGCCGCTGCATATGGGAATGACCCTAATATGCTAGCTTTACTTGCGAACATAGGTGAGAATCTAAGCGAAGAAGGATTAGACAAGGTAGGTATCTCAGGAACATTGATTACCCCTGATGCTGCAGCTATGGAGATAAAGAGAGTAATGGCAGACCCGAAGCACGCTTATATGGACGCAAGTCATCCAGAACACAAGTATTGGGCAGGTGATGCTAAGACTAAAGGAAGGATGCAAGAGTTGTATAAGATGTCAGGAGCATAGAAGCGGATAAGAGAAATCCCCGCTTACTACGCTGGTTACAACTAATCACAACGGACAACCTCTTAATAAGAGGCCCGAAAGTTTACAGCTTTCAAGGCCCGTAAGGACAACCTGAAGCTCATTATATTCAAGGTTTAATTACAAGGAGGAGAAAATGAGTGTTGACAGTATATTGATTAGGCAGTACAGCGACAATATAACACTGCTTGTTCAGCAAAAGTTAGTTAAGATTGCTAACACAGTGTTTCAGAAACCTGATTGCGCTGGAGAGATGGCTTTCCAAGAGCAGTTAGCATCTACCGATGCACAAGAAAAACTTTCTCGTAACGAGGTCGTAGTTAATACTGACCCTAGTTATGATCGTAGAAAGATAGTTCCACGTTACTTTTACAAAGCACCTTTAGTTGACAATATGGATAAGGTTATGATGGCTAAAGACCCTACCTCTCCTATTGTTATGAACAACGCAGGCGCTTTAGCAAGAGCTAAAGACGAAGTAGTCTGCACAGCTTTCTCAGCATTAGCATATTATGGAAAAGCTGGAACTTCCTCAGTCTCCCTACCTTCTACACAAATCATAGTTCATAGCTCTGCTGGTATGAATATGGTTAAGATTCGTGAAGCTAAGAAGATTCTTGACTCTAATGAAGTTGAAGATGACAACAGATACCTAGCTCTTAGTGCTGACCAAGTTGAAGATTTACTTGCAATCTCAGAAGTAACAAGCGCTGATTACGCTCAGGTTAAAGCTTTAGTTAATGGCCAGGTAGGAACTCTTTGCGGGTTTATGCTTAAACAAACCGAGAGATTGGAAAAATCCTCTACAACTCAGTATTGCCACGCTTACCACAGAGACGGAATGGTTCTAGGAACTTGGTTGGATATGAAGGCATCTATTGACGTTTTTCCCGGAAGACATTTCTCAGCACAGATTTATGCAGGACAATCTTATGGCGCAACAAGGTTAGAAGAGAAGAGAGTTGTTAGAGTTGAATGTACAGAATAGACTACTTATAGGTAGTATAAGAAAGGAGACAATATTATGGCTGATGTATATGGAGTAAATAGAACATTAAAAAGAACAGGAACAGTAAACAGTATAGAGCCTGAAGAAGTAGGGGGGTTAGTCAAGACTTTGATTGACACTTACGAAGCTTCAGCTTTGGCAGCCGATTCTACAATCGTGCTTTTTGGACAGGATTTACCTGCAGAGGCTCGGATTATAGATTGGGTTATTGATGCTGACGCTAACGACATCCCAGGTTTGAGTTTTGGAACAAGCGACTCTAAGGCAGCATTGATGGCAGCAGTAGATAATACTGGTGCTGATATGTTCTGTATGAAGATTAATGGTGTATCTGCAACAGCTGGGCACGAAATAGTAGCTGGTTCAGGACAGACTTTGGTTTTGCATACAACTGGAGCAACCGCAGGAACTGGAACAATTAAGGTTATCGTTACTTACGTTACAAAGGGATAGTGGAATTTTAACTAGGGGTAGGATTTAAAAACCCTATCTCTAGTTTTTTAAAGGAGGATGGGATGAGCTCAAAAGTTAATATGATAAATGTAGCTCTAGTAAGTCTAAGGGCTGAACCGATTGCCTTGCCTATCGAGGGTAATGAAGTAGGAAGGAAGGTCTTAGTTGTTTACGACCCTTTATTAAGAGCTTATCTTCGTTCACATCCTTGGAACTTTGCTAAGAAAGAAACATCACTATCTAGGGTAGATGTTACCCCTGAGCTTGATGATTACGCCTATGTTTTTAACTTACCGCCAGATTTCATCAAGCTATTAAAGACTAGTATTACAGAAGATGGATATACTCACAAGATAAAAGGGAGACGGATTTATTGTAATTCAACAACTTTAAGCATTGAGTATATCTATTTCAATGAAGACCCTAACAGCTATGATGATGCTTTCGTAGAAGCTTTCTCAGCGAAGATTGCAGCTGAGTTATGCTATTCAATAACAGGGGATAAGAAGTTAGTAGAGATTAAATGGGCAGAATTTAACCTAAAGAATAACGCTGCTCGCTCTAGTAACGGAATGGAACAAAGTTTGGATGAGCCGATTTCTACAGTCTTTCTAAATAGCCGTCTATAAAGGAGAATGATTTGAAAACCACTACGATAATAAATAGTTTTACTTCTGGGGAGCTCTCGCCCCGTCTCTCGGGCCGAACCGATATAACACAATATTATCAATCCGCCGCAGAACTTCTTAATATGGTAGTTGAGTTCTACGGTGGTGCTAAGAAAGCTCCGGGAACTTACTTCGCTGCAGAGGTCAAGACTTCTTCATTAGATACGATAACTAAAAGATTTGTATTCTCTGATACTCAGGCGTATATAATAGAAATCGGAAATCTATATATGCGTTTCTTCCGAGAGGATGGTTCTATCCTTGAATCAGCGAAGACGATTACTGGTCTAGCCACTTCATCTGCGAGAGCTTTGGTAACTTGCGTATCCCACGGATATTCAAATCTTGATACTATAAAAATCACAGACGTAGTAGGAAGGACAGAGGTCAACAATAAAAGGTTTTTGGTAGCCGGACAATACGCTGACCACTTCTTCCTACAAGATATAGACGGTAATTACATAGACCCTACTACATATA